AAGCCATGCGCCAGAACGAAATGGCGCTGCAGGCGGCGCTGGCGGAGGACGTGACCGATCCGGTCGCCCCCATCGATGCTGGGTGACGGTTTCCTCGATTGGCTGCGCGAACAGGACGACCGCACCAAGACCGGCCTGATCGCGCAGCTGGAAGAGCGCGAACGCGCGCTGATCCGGCATGACTGGCCGCTCTGGCGGCGCGAGGCACAGTCGCCACCGCGCGGCGCTTGGAATTGCTGGGTGATTTGCGCGGGACGCGGCTTCGGCAAGACCCGCACCGGGGCCGAATGGGTGCGCGAATGCGCCATCCTCGATCCCGATGCACGGATCGCGCTGGTTGCCGCCTCGCTTGGCGAAGCGCGCAGCGTAATGGTCGAAGGCGAAAGCGGGGTGCTGGCAATCTGTCCGCCGAACTACCGGCCGTTCTACGAGCCGTCGCTCAAGCGGCTGACCTGGCCCAATGGCGCGATGGCCTTTCTCTATTCGGCCGCCGAGCCCGAAAGCCTGCGCGGCCCGCAACACAGCCATGCGTGGTGCGACGAGATCGGCAAATGGCCAGGGGTGTCGGGCAGAGCCGAGGCGGCCTGGGACAATCTGGCGATGGGGCTGCGGCTGGGATTGCACCCCAAGGTGGTGGCCACCACTACGCCGCGCGCCACTGCGCTGGTCCGGCGGCTGGTAGGCGAGGAAACCCGCGGGCTGGCACATATCAGCCGCGGGACGACCTATGAGAACGCCGCCAACCTGCCACCGCGCTTTGTCAGTACGATCCGGGAGCGCTATGGCCATACCGCACTTGGGCGGCAGGAGCTCGACGGCATGCTGCTCGAGGAGATCGAGGGCGCGCTGTGGACGCGGTCGCTGCTCGAAAGCTGCCGGCACGAAGGCCCAAGCGATACGCTTTGCCGTGTGGTGGTCGGGGTCGATCCGCCCGCCAGCGACCGCGGCGACGAATGCGGCATCGTAGTCTGCGCGCTGGGCGCAAGCGGCATCGCGCAGGTGCTGGCCGATTGCTCGGTCGCGAAAGCCAGCCCAGAACGCTGGGCACGCGCAGTGGCCGAAGCCGCACGCGGCTGGAATGCCGACCGCGTGGTCGCCGAGGCCAACCAGGGCGGCCAAATGGTTGCCAGTGTGCTGCGCGCCGCCGACATCGCGCTGCCGCTCAAGCTGGTCCACGCCTCCAGAGGCAAGGCGGCGCGCGCCGAACCCGTCGCCGCGCTCTACGAAGCGGGCCGCGTACGACACGCCGGCCTGTTCGCGCATCTGGAGGACCAACTCTGTGGGCTGATGGCGGGTGGCGGATACGAAGGTCCCGGCAGATCGCCCGATCGCGCCGATGCGCTGGTGTGGGCGCTCAGCGAACTGATGCTGGGCCAGCCCGCAAACCCGCGTGTGCGGCAGGTGTGATCAACAAAATCAACCTCACCATACTTCAATGTTGCCATCAGGTCTGGTCTGTGCGACTCAAGTTTTATTCCGAAAGGATAATTCGGAATGGGGGTGGTAGCCGCCCTACCGCTTCAGTCTACGCTAGAATGAAAAAGACAACTGGTTAGGCCAGCGACGGGAGTGAGCAGTGACGTGCTCCTCCCGGCCGAACCGCCAGCGCTTATAAGCTCGTACGAATACGCGCTGCATAAGCAACCGCCTTTCTTGATACGGGGTTGAGCCCGCGCTCCGGATGGCCCGTTTGCCTCCGCCGCCGTTCAGAGGCGCACGGTCCGGAAAAAAGACGGTAGGACGACTACCGATTCGGATCATCGCCGATCAGGCGGATGAGTCGCAAGACCCAAACCGCGTTATCCATTTGTTCTTGGGGAAAACCCGGGAGCATCACCCTCACTTTCAGCAAGAAACGAGGATCCCATGTCCTTCCTCACCAGTCTCGTCTCCGCCTTCAAGGGCGGGGGCGGGTTGCGCGTGCCTGTTGCGCGCGGCTTCATCAGCCCTTGGGCGAGCGGTTTCGACGGCGGTCCGCTGCAGCGTGCGCCATTCGACTATGCACGCGAGGTGGCCGAGGCCTATCTCGCCAACCCGGTGGCGCAGCGCAGCGTGCGGATCGTGGCCGAGGGGGTCGGCGGCGCGCCGCTCGCCTGCGCCAACGAACGGCTGGCCAAGCTGCTGGCCTGTTCCTGCGGGGCGCAGCCGCTGCTCGAGGTACTCGCCGCCCAGCTTGCGCTGCATGGCAATGCCTTCGTCCAGATCGTGAAAGACGGTACCGGCACGCCGGTCGAGCTGTTCCCGCTGCGGCCCGAGCGCGTGCAGGTGATCGCGGGCGAAGATGGCTGGCCCGCCGCCTATCGTTACGTGCTCGCCGATCGCACGCTGGATATCGCGCTGGAAGACGAGGACGGCTGGCCCAACCTCGTCCACCTGAAGGGCTTCCACCCGACCGACGACCACTATGGCGCGGGCTGCCTCGCTGCGGCTGCACCGGCAGTGGCGGTCCATAATGCCGCGAGCGCGTGGAACCGCGCGCTGCTGGCGAATGCTGCGCGACCCAGCGGTGCGCTGGTCTATGACGGCGAGGATGGCGGCGCGCTGAGCGCCGAGCAGTTCGACCGGCTGAAGGCCGAATTGCAGAACGCCTTCCAGGGCCATGCCAATGCCGGGCGGCCGATGCTGCTCGAGGGCGGGCTCGATTGGAAGGCGATGAGCCTCAGCCCCGCCGACATGGATTTCGCCACGCTGAAAGCGGCTGCCGCGCGCGACATCGCGCTGGCCTTCGGCGTGCCGCCGATGCTGCTCGGCCTGCCAGGTGACAACACCTATGCCAATTACCGCGAGGCCAACCGCGCGCTGTGGCGGCTGACGCTGCTGCCTCTGGCAGGCAAGATCCTTGGCGGACTGCACGCCGGGCTGAGCGACTGGTTCGCCGAGGGCGCCAGCGTCGATCTCGACCGCGTCCCCGCGCTCGCCGAGGACCGCGAGCGGTTGTGGGCGCAGGTCAGCAGCGCCGACTTCCTGAGCAACGCGGAGAAGCGCGCGCTACTCGGGCTGGCAGGACAGGAGGCAACGCGATGACCCGCGAGGAGATGCTTGCGCGGCTGATCGCACAGGCCGATGCACAGGGCGGCGATCTGATCACGCTGCGCGCCATCGTGGAAGAGGCGAGCGAACTGGGCGCGGTGCGCGTGCTCGAGCGGATCGGCCTGTCCGATCCCTCCGCACCCGACGATATCGACGAGTTGCGCGAGCTGCTCTCGGCCTGGCGCGATGCCAAGGCGAGCGCGTGGAAGGCGGCGGTCGAATGGCTAGTGCGCGGCGTGCTCGCGCTGTTGCTGGTGGGTATTGCAGTGCGGCTCGGCGTCGGGGACATGCTCTCGTGAGCCTGCGAATCGCGGGTTATGCCGCGCTGTTCGATCACGCCGACGCCGCGCGCGACACGATCCGCCGCGGCGCTTTCGCCCGCACGCTGGCCGAGCGACGGGAGCCCATACCGCTCTATTGGCAGCACAGCCCCGACCGGCGCATCGGCTGGGTCGACCGCATAGGCGAAGACACGCGCGGGCTGCGGATCGTCGCGCAGATCGACTAGCCACAGGGCCGCGCCGCCAAGCTGCTGCGAACGCGCGCAGTGAGCGGGCTCAGCTTCGGCTACCGCGCCCGCCGCTTTCAGCGGACAGCGTCAGGCCGCATGCTCGAAGAGATCGACCTGTTCGAGGTCAGCGTGGTCACCGACCCGCTGCAGCCGCAGGCACGGATCCACTTCACCGCCTGACCCGCCCCGACGTCCCCAATGACGCCCCTCGCCGCCTTCGGGCGGCTTTTTTGTGCCCTGATGAAAGAGGACCCTGCTATGGAAACGACCACCCCCACCGATCCCGCCGAAACGAGCTTCGATATCGTCGCGCGCCAGGATTCGCTCGAGGCCGATGTCGCGCTGCTGCGCGGCGATGTCGATGAGGTGAAGGCCCGCGTCGAGAAGATCGGCCGTGTCGCGAGCCGCCCTGCGCTTTCGGGCGCTGCGGATCCCGCGCCCGAAGTGAAGGGCTTCGTCGACGGCTATCTGCGCCGCGGCGCGACAACCGAAGTCAAGTCGCTCACCGCCGGCGTGCCCGCCGATGGCGGTTATGCCGTGCCGCAGCAGATCGACGCTGCTATCGCGCGCGAACTCACCGCGATCAGCCCGATCCGCGCCATCGCGCAGGTCGTGCAAACGGGCAGCGCGGGGTACCGCAAGCTCATTACCACCGGCGGCACCGCCAGCGGCTGGGTCAGCGAAACCGCGGCGCGGCCCGAGACCGACACGCCCGAGTTTGCCGAGATCGCGCCTCCGACGGGCGAGCTCTACGCCAATCCGGCAGCGAGCCAGGCGATGCTCGACGATGCTGGCTTCGACCTCGAGAGCTGGCTCGCGAGCGAGATTGCGATGGAGTTCGCGCGCGCCGAGGGAGCCGCTTTCGTGGCGGGTTCGGGCAACGACCAGCCCGCTGGCTTCCTCACCGCCCCGACCGCGACCATGCCTGACGACCTGCGCGCTTTCGGCACGCTCCAATATCTCGGGACGGGCGCGGCAAGCGGGCTCGGTGATGCGCCCGAGAACCGTCTGATCGACCTCGTCCACGCGCTGAAGGCGAGTCACCGGCAGGGCGCGAGCTTCGTGATGAACTCGGCAACGCTCGCGGAGGTGCGCAAGCTGCGGAGCGAGGATGGGGCCTTCCTGTGGCAGCCGGGACTGGTCGAGGGGCAGCCCGACCGGCTGCTCGGCTATCCGGTGGTCGAGGCGGAGGACATGCCCGATATCACCGCGGGCGCGATCCCGATCGCCTTCGGCAATTTCCGCCATGGCTATGTGATCGCCGAACGCAGCGCGACGCAGGTGCTGCGTGACCCCTTCACCAACAAGCCCTTCGTGCATTTCTACGCCACCAAGCGCGTCGGCGGGCAGGTGCTCGACGGCAATGCGATCAAGCTGCTCAAGATCGAGGAATAGGCGGACAGCCGCTTCCGCCCGCCCGCGCCGGTCCCCCTTTCCGGCGCGGGCACCCTGCCTGCCAATCGGGACCCATCTCCATGCCGACAGACCTGTCCGG